TTAGTTTTGCATTTTTATCTGTTGCTCTTTAATTAATGGATAAGAGACAATACTTTGACTGTCGAGGTTTTCATTATGCATGTCTACGCCTGTTATTTGGCTATTTTCGTAAGTTTTATAGTAATAAACTCCCTTATCAACATTGCAACAAGAGCTATAAATAGTTATTTCATACGTATCTTCAGCTAAACGAACACATCCGCGTTCTTGATTGACTGAACCAAGTATGTAAAAAAACTGACTAATGCTTTCAGATTCAGAAGTTCCAGAGACGGAATTTAGTTTAGTAAATGCTGCTTTTACAAAACGAGAGGACGAAGAAAGGTCTCCAGGAATTCCAATCCCCCCCATACCACGGCTATAAACATCTAAAGCTATTGCGCTTGAAAAACGATTTTCGGGTACTTCTCTGGTGATGTTCACATAATTATTTAGGTTGAAGATCTGAATATCAAAAGTTGGGTTATTGGTTAAAATTCCTACAGGGTTATCATATATTTTCATCCCCTCTTTTACAGATTCCACAGTTATCGATTCGTTCCGGTCCGATATCATCCAATGCAAGGGTGAAAGAGGTAATTTTTCACTAAAATTGATATTGATAAGATTAATCCTACCAAGGAGTTCTTTTACCTCTTTGATGGTAGCGCACTGCCCTAAAATCCAGGGAATAAACTCGAATGGGGTTACATTATCTTTTCCCTCTGCTTCTTGTTTATAGTCCGCATTTTCTGGAAAATTCAATCCTGCCATGCTTAGTCCCTTTTCGTTGGTGGCATCATAATACAGCGGATAATTATCCACAACGAAGGCCATACCAATCATAGCATAATGAGATTCCAGTGCTTTTACCTTTCTGAACTGAAACGGATAATTTCGTGGTGTTACTGTTACCGTTTCATTATAGGAGAATTCCAAATCAAGATTACGACCAAAATAATGATCTTTTGTTGTGTATGTCGCTGCCGTACACATTTTAGCACCTCCGTTTTATATGGATTTCAATTATACAATACCCAGAATCTTACTGTATTAATCGCACATAAATTTTTTAAAAAAACAAAAAACTCCCGATCTAAAAGACCGAGAGTTCTAAAAAAGGAAAAGTTAGTTGGGAGAGTAATTTGTATTTTAAAAAGTAAGAGGTATGCGTGTTCGAGAATATTTATACCCCTGCGGAGTGTGTTTTAAACAATCAAAAAACCGCCTTAACCAATTCGTTAAAGGCGATTTTTCATCCAACAAACGTTGGATATCTCCAACTCTTTAAATTATCTATCCCCCGATCAAAGGATCCTTAGACCAGGGGAGTGTACATATAGAGCAAGGAGGCTTAGATCCATCCGTGCTAACTAAATTATATCATGTTGTTCTCGTGGATTCAATAAAAAAAACAGCCGCCCCGAAGGACGGCCTGAATACATGAGATTTGCACGAGAAAATTAAAAGAATCGGCTATTTAAAGCCATTTTATCGCGAGATTTGCACGAGAATTAAATCCCTAAAGCAGCTCTTGTCAGATCGCCACAGATGCCGTCCACTTCCAGTCCATTTTTTGCCTGGAAATCTTTCAGCGCAGCAATGGTGACCGGTCCCGCACCGCCATCAATGGCAATGTCATAACCGTAACGTTTTAGCGCTTCCTGAATTCGTGCAATCTCGGTCATGAGCGCGATATCCGTTTTGATCCCATACTCACCGTCAACGGTTAAGCCATGGAACCGCTGGATGCATTCACAAGCGTATTGGCTTTCGGATCCGTAGAGTGCATCTTCGGTTAGCGGACCGTTCTCACCTTGGTAGCCGCAGAAATTGCAGTCTCTCTGGAACTGGCGGATATTTTCGTCTGGGCCATCGCCGTAAGAAAGGTAATAACTGCCGCTGAAGATGGACGTAAAGCCATACGGGTTATCATTGCTTGGCTGTGGGTCTGGCGTCGGCGTTGGTTCTGGACTTGGCGCCGGAGCGTTTCCGTCATAAGCGATACCGAGATAATCCAGAATCCCGTAAGCCACTGCCTGTCCGTAAGCACTCGCGTTTAACAGCATGTTGATATCCGCTCGAATCGAACCGGTTTCAAAAATACAGGCGGTCATATTGGTGTCGGTCACTTCCCAGTCGTCACGCTTTAAAATGCCGCGGGTGCCAATCCCCATACGCAGCATCACAGAAGCATTAATACACTGTGCTAGCTGATAGCCGCTGTTGCTGTTCGGATGCACAATTGGATAAGTTCCAGACGGTGCCTGATTCCAGTCGCAGTGCAACGAAACGTATAAATCCAAACCGTGGTTGTTTGCGTATTCTACGCATGCGGAAATATTCATATCATTTTCCGGATAGTCGGTATGCACATCGGCGCCGTATTTTCTCAAAACCTCGATGGCAGCGCCGACGATTGGCTGCATTAAGCCTGCTTCTGTATAATTGCCGTCGACACAGCCAGAATCCCAGTTGCCATTACTGGAAATACCATGCCCAATTGCTAAAAAAATACTTGCCATTACTCTTTACCTCCGTTATTTTTCAAAACGTCCTGAGCCGTTTCCTGAATACTTGTTTTCGCCATTGTAATCCCGCTATCCGCCGTCTTTGGCGTTGTCGGATCAACCAACACACCCCAGGCGGCCAGAAGCATTAAGATCGCGTTCACAGCGTCCTGAATCGGGCCAAAGTCAATAGTTAGTCCAAATAACGGCACAATACTTTGCCCAAAAACAACCAAGGCCGACAACATGCCGGCCCAAAACGGTAAACTCTTTAATCGTATTTTCCAGTTAATGTTCATTTTTTATTACATCCTCTCTAATTTCTAAATCTAACACACGTTCATACAGTTCTTTAGCGGTTCCATTGCCGCCCATCTGCCGATAGGGTTCGTAAAGATGTTCCAAATTCTTTAAATCTGATATACACACCCATCCTCTGGATATAAAAAAATGGCAGGCCTGATAGATTCGGTCATGCAGAATGCTTTGTATTCCCTCCTCCATGAGCTCGATGCGTTTCGTCTGCTCCCTGACCATTTTACGGATCGGCTTTGTAAATATCCAGATTGCAGTAAGCCCGCCGACAATTTCGACAAGCAATCTAAAATAATCCATCCAATATGAGGACCTCCTTTATTTTTCTGCATTATAAAAGGGCCTCCCGGCCCCACTGTTAAACTCTGTAAATTAAGGTACCACGCGGCGTGGTGGCGCCTTCCCTTCCCCAGCCATAGACCTTGCCATCCGGGTCGATACGAAGCTGAATCCAGCCGTATATCCCCCCAACGCCAGCGTTGAAAACTTGAAGGCTTGGTCGGTACTTTTCAGGGACAGTAAAGTAATGGTTATGCTCCTGGGCAGGCTTTGCATTGATCGCACGAAGATCAAAATTAATGACACAAACGCCCAGAGGTTTAATCATAAAAGCGTCATAGACCAAAGTATCCGATGAAACTGCTTTTGTGACACTGAAAGATTCCAGTTCCAGACCTGCTACCATTGAGGCGTTGGTTTTCGGATTCTGCTCTGTCCAGTCTCCATTTGTCTCTTTTTCATATTCGGTGTACTGTTTAACTGGCATCTTTTATTCCTCCAGCATGAACTCAAGGGCCTGAAAGACTTCCAGGCTCAAGTCATGGGTGGCAGTTTCCAAAATGGCTTCTGGGACAGCGTGGATGGGCACCTCATTTTCAATACTCAATAGATCAATAAGCTCCTTTTGATAGACATCGCCGCCCTCTGGGTATTCTTCCTGAAGCTTAGTGAATTCCTCAAAATAGCAATCATATTCTTTAATAAAGGTCTTTCTGTTTTTATTTAAAGCGTAAGAAGCCTTTGCGGGTAAACGCACAGAAATAATCTCACCGATCTGGTTGATATGGTTGATGATTTCCTGGTTGGTCATTTTTACAGTATTCATTATTCTGTAACCTCCTGGCTATTGTTTTTCTCTGCGATCATTTCATCTTGGATGCCGTACACATATGTTTCAAAATCCGCCTGGTCTTTCATGGCCTGCACCCGATTGATTTTGTAAAGCTCCTGGTTTAAAATAGAACGCCCCATATCCATTGTTTCTGGAGCGTCGCTGTTAATATTGGCATAAAACTGGCAGATACGGTCGTCCCCGGCTTTTGAATATTCATTGATATTGATGGTTTTAGTTCTTCCTTCTAACATTTTAATTTTCCTCCTGGTTTAATAATTGATCCTGAAAAGCAAAGACTTCGTTCTCGAAGCTTGCCTGGTCATTAATCGCCGTTTCTCTGTTTTCTTTATAAAGTTCTGTGTCCATAATATTTCTTCCAATTTCCATTTCTTTTGGTGTGTTTTTATGCAAAATCGCGTAAAACTTGCACATGGGATCACCTCTTTCTGAAAGGGAAAAATCGGTGATTTCATAGCGAATATCTTTAATGCCTCTTGCCATTTGCTCCTCCTGTTATAAATAATATAAAATCGTCCCTCTGAATGAGGCCATTCCGCTTGGATGCCACACGTATAAGCCACCATCGGCCTGCAGCTTGATTTGGAACCATCCGTAGACACCACCGACACCCGCTGAAAAAATTAGTCCTGGTGGTCGATAGCCCGCTGGAACGGTAAGAACTTTAGTATGCGTTCCCGCCGCAACATTGCCGGTAAGCGAGAAACTTAACAGGCAAAATTTACCCATGCTGTTATAAACAATGTTGTTCAGCTCACCGGATGGTTTTGAAAATCCAGTGGCAACGGTAAAATCCACAATTTTTGTACAGCCAAATGCTTGCACATATGGGCTTTGTCCTGTATTCATCGTAATACCAGCAACTGCTGCGGTACTTCCTGGTGCCATTAACGATAACGATTTTGTGTTTCCAGAACGCACTGCCTGTAGAAACGGGTATAACCCCACATCCATTGTCGTTGAGCAAGTAGTTGCCCCTAAATAACCTGTACTTAATAAAAGCTGTTGAGTTCCACCGACAAAGGTTCCATCATAGGCCTGATGTGATACCCACCCTTTTGCCTTAAACTGAATGCGTCCAATCTCGGCGGCACTCGCATTTTTAATCGTGACCGTCTGCGTTCCTTGCATCGAAAGGTTTCCAGTCATGGAGACATCCCCGGCGCTGGAGACCTTGAAATTTTTGGTGTCAATGGTGCCGTTAGAAAGATCTATCTTGGTTCCAGCACTGTTGGCAACGTAGTTTTTACTGGTGATCGCAGTCCCGTAGAACTTATCTGCCGTAATAGCGCTTGCGGCAATTTTGTCCGCGGTGATCTGCCCGGCTGCTATCTTGGCTGCGGTGACTGCACCAGCTGCCAGCTGCGTCGCTGTGATGGCGTTGGCCGCGATCTGGGCTGCGGTGATGGTCCCTGCAGCAATCTCGTTTGCCGTAATGGATTTTGCCGCGATTTTCCCAGCAGTGACTGCACCCGCCACAATTTTGTCTGAGGTGACGCTGTTGGCTGCCAGGTTTCCTGCAGCGATGGTTCCTGCTGCGATCTTATCCCCTGTGATGGTATTAGCCGCCAGCTGGGCCGCTGTAATACTGCCTGCCACAATTTTACTGGCATTAACAGAATTGGCCGCGAGTTTATCGAGGGTGACTGCACCGGCCACAATGGTACTGGCCGTTACCGCATTAGCGGCGAGCTTACCAGCGATGACCGATCCTGCCGCCAGTTTTTCGGCTGTTATGCTTTCTGCGCCGATTCTTGCCGCTGCCAAGGTGCCTGTTGTGATTTTCCCTGCGTCTAAGTTCGCGATCAGCGCATTGGTGATGGCCGCATTCGCAATAGCGTTTGTACCAAATTGGGCTGCTGTCCACTTACTACCATCCCAACGGTAAATCCTGTTTCCATCATCGGTGTTAAACCAGGTGTCCCCGGTTTTCCGACCGGTTGTCGGCGGCTGAGCAGTCTGGTAAAAGACCGTGTTCTTGCCGTCCGCGCTGGTCTGCGCCGTGGCCGCTGCCTTTTTTGCCTGATCCGCAAGGGAGTAGGCGCTGTCGGCTTTCGTCTGGGCGGTCGCCGCATTCTGTTTCGCGGTATCGGCGGTGCTCTGTGCCGTAGCTGCTGCCTGAGCCGCTGCGTTGGCTTTGTTCTGGGCGGTCGTAACGGCGGCTTGGGCGGCGGCGATTTCTTCCTCTGTGGCATCCACTCTGCCCGTAACTGCTGCCAGATTTTTTTCAGCGGCTTCCAGGTCTTTTGCGGCCTGGTCTGCCGCTGTCTTTGCCGCACTGGCGTTACTCTGTGCTGTCTGCGCATCCTTCGCTGCCTGATCGGCTGCGGTTTTAGCTGCCGCCGCATTGGCTAAGGCGGTACTGGCGTTGCTGCCTGCTGTTGTGATACTGCTGTTTACTGCATCTGACAAGGCGCTTGAACCAAAAGGACTGGCAGACCATTTTGTCCCGTCCCAGACATATGCCTTATAGCCGTTGGCAGTGTCAAACCAAGTATCGCCTTTCTTGTTGCCCGTAAGTCCGGGCTGGGTATTCTGGTAATAAATTTTGTTTTTACCATCAGCGGTGGTCTGTGCTTGCTGCGCGGCGTTAGCAGCGCCCGTGATCTGGTCATTGACCTGCTGCGCCAGTTTGTCTCCTGTGATGGCCCCAGGTGCGATCTGCACCCCGTTAATGGTGCCGACCGTAATATTCGCCGCGTTCAGGTTCACTACTTCAATCAGGGCAGCGTCAAGCCGCCCAGCGGTGATCTTATTCGCTGTTAAACCCACAATCTTCGCATCGGTAATACTGCCATCTGCGATCTGCGTGGTGCCGATGACACCGGTGCCGATCATCGCCGTGGTAATACAGCCATTCTTAATGTTGGCAAGGTCAATGTCGGCTTTGCCGATCATGGCCGTATCAATGTCCGCGACATCAGCTTTAAGGCTTGTAATATCCGCCGTGATGACGGTCAAGTCGCCGATATGGGCTACATCCGCAATAAGCTTGCGGATATCGGCCGTGTCGGTCTCCAGCTCTGTAATCCGGGCCGTCGCGGCATTCAGATCCCCAATACTGGCTTTATCTGCCACCAGTACCTGGATTTCTGCAGTTTGGGCTCGCAGGGTTTCAACCGTGGCGGTGACCGCTGTTAGGTCTTTGATATCCGCCTTTTCGATAATAGCGTTTTTGATGGTGGCATTTTCTGCGTACAAGTATTTAAAGCTTGCGGAAATTCCCACACGCTCGTTGGTCATTTCAACGCTGTTGGTGTGCAGATTGTCGACAATGGTCTGTTCGGTGTGTCCAAAAACCGGATCAATGCGCAGAACGCTGCTCTCATAAGCCTCGCGCACTTCGGTGATCCGATTATCCTCAATAAAGCCGCTTTCATCCACAAAGGTCGCGGTATCCCCAAGATCCCAGAGCGTTCCGTAATCCTCGGTACTTGCGTCAAATTCATAGCTCACGACCTCTTTCGTGGCCTCAAGCTTTGTATTGCCCCGATCCAGAAGATTATCGGTCTGCCCCTCCGGGATATCTCTGGCGTCAACGAACATTTCTTTGCGCTCAAGTCCGGCCAATTCATCGTGAAGGGTTACGATCTCACGGTCGTCGCCATCACCCTGTCCGCCGATATAAGCCATATTTTTAGCTCCCATGGTGGAATAGGTGTAGGTCCGCTTATTGACTTTATTGTTCGCCTTTGAAAAAATGTAGCTGCGGGGGTTTTCAATACCGTAGGTACAGTCTCGCCCTTCCAGCACTTCAAAGACAAAGCGTTTACTCACAGCGTCCAGTTTGATGGATACACCGAGACCGGACTGCCTGGACAGGGTATAAAGATCATCGGTGAGGTATTTAAGCCGTGTTTGAAAAGTCAGCTTTCCGCCGCGGTGCTGGCTGGTGCCCATGGTAAGCTGTGGTATTTTCCGCTTGCTATCAGACGGATTAACCGCATTCTCATTGACCAGATCGTACATGATGTCCTCAATGGGTTTATTATTCCATATCCGATAACCGTTATTCGTTGCCGGGGGCACTGTGATTCGCCAATAGAGCAGATAAAGAAGGGAATACCCCTTGATGACAATATCTTTCTGACTCTTCGGTTCATAGCCGTCACTGTCATTTTTGTAATACTGGATGATCCCAGAGCGATAGGCGTCATTGTTCAACATAATATAATAGCCTTCGACAAACAGTTCTGGCCGGTCTTCTTCGAGATGAATTTCAAAAGTACCGAAGGTTTCCCAGCGTCTCACGTAGACGGTTGATTTAAAGTTGTCAATCTCTCCGATGAATTCCAGATCCTTATTAAAGAACCGAATGCTGATCTCGGGATTCACTTGGTTTTGTAGACTCTGCACAATGCACCAGCCTCCGCTTCGTCCGGAAAGCTTTCGCCTTCGTTAATCTCAAAAATCTGCCGCCATCCGGTTCCCTGCTGGGTTCGGAACCATTTTTCCACGACCTCCTGGAAGTTTTGAAACCAGGTGTTCATCTCCGTGGGATTTCTCGGCCCCATACCGCCGCAAAGGGCTTTATAAGGCCGTTCATCTACGACCGTAATGGCTCCGGTCAATCCAACTTTCAACTGTGCCAGGGATAGTTCATAGCGTACGCCGTCCCGCTGCAATGCCGGTGGCTGCGGACTGCTGGCCTCGTTTCCTTGCTTAAGCTCAACCAGGCAGTTCATGGCGCTGTAGTCCAGGCGGACCACAACGCGGTCAATGCGCATGTAGTTGGTTGGCTTAGGTACTGTCAAAGTCTTTGGGGTTGTCAATTCATTAAAAATACCGCAGACGTTCGCGTATCCCGGCGCAACCGAGACATTGCCGCTGCCCGCGGTTACTTTATAGCTCATGGTGCCGTCTTCCTCGACCCGGATGCCGGACATAAAGCTGTTCTTGTAATAAGCCATCAGGTCATCCTGTGTATACTCTTTTTCATTAAAAAAGCCGCTTCTTTCTGCCATTTATCTTCCTCCTTCCGGCTAAATGCCTAAAAATCGCCGTCTGAAGCGAACCTCGACGGCGTTGGTTAAGTCCTGGCGTCCGCTGCTGTACTTCAGCACGTTGTCCCCGACCGCCAGAGTCAGGGCCAGATAGCTGTTCAGATCAATGTAGTTGTATCCGTTGCTGCGAACACCATTCTTTTCGATCTCAATGGATTTCTGCCCATAGGCGGTATTGATATATAAGGTTTCATCCTCCAACAAGGGTTTTTGGACAGCCACATACTGGCCGGTGGTCAGATTCTCTACCTTGGGATAAACCGCAGGCCCTTTAAAGACAATTAAAACCGGCGCTGGAACGTGCCCCTGATTAAAAACCTGAACCGTCGGCGCGCCTCTGTGTGCCAGGGTGAAAGGCATCGTAAATGGAAAACTTAAGCCGCCCTCCCAGCTGGTCAGTGCAATCCGGTTATCGACCGGATCGGTATAGTAAGGATCAAAGCATTCCAGTCCTCCCTTAAACTCCTGCAGGAAGTCATTGGAGGTTTTATAGTTGGTGGAGTAGTCCACGGATTGATCCGGTGAACCGTGAATGATCTTGGATTCCGGGTGCGTACCGTGGGTTTCGTAGTTGATTTTAAGGGTCAGCGTATCCTTGGGGTTCATGACAAAGTCAAGTTCTTGTTTCAGAATCTCAATCTCTGCCAGGCCATTCCCGATAATGGAGGCCGTAAAACGGGGATTGCGAATATCCAGGGGGGCCGAGTATTTCGTCACCCCGTCCTGTCCGTAACCTTTCGCCGTTTTAAAGCTTGCTGGTGCCACCCCCGGGTCAAAGTCCTGGAGGAGAAAACCGGTGTCCCGGACAAAGCTTTCAAACAGCACATGGTGTCCGTTATTTTCATTGGTGAGTTCAATGCTTTCGTATTTCATTTTTCCTCCGATCTTAAGGTGTTGTCGGGATATCCCGCATGGCTTTTTCAGCTGCCCGTCCAATTTCGGATGGGCTGTTATTGTCGCCATAGAAGTAAAAGTTTTGGTTTATTGCCGCTCCTGAAAATGGATCGGTAGCTTGAATACGCGCTTTGTTTTCTTCAGCAGTTAAAAGGCCTTCTCCTTTATGAGCAGTTATTTTAAATCCATCATATGGAACATAACTTAGCCCATTATAAGACCAACTGCCGCCGCCACCTCCGCCGCCGCCTCCACCAGAGACGCCTCCACCATCAGTATATTCGGTGAAAACTTGCGCAGTTTTGGGTTCAAACCAGAGCCCGTTCCACCAATTAACAATCTCATCAAAAAGGCTTGTCACGTTTCGTTTAAACTGATCCCACACACTCAGCATTTCACCTGTTTGGGTGTCAACACTGCTGACAATGTCTGGAGTTCCAGCGACGATCTCATCCTTCACTTCTTGGCAAGTTCGGTTGGCAGCACTTTTCTGATCCTCACAGGATTGATTGGCCGCTGCTACCATCTGGTCATACTCCTCTTGGGTAATGATTTCAGCTTCCTTAAGGCGGGCGGCCTCTCGAATGATACCATCTCGCTTTTCTTCAGCCGCTTTGATTTCAGAATCTCGGGCGCTATTCGCGTTTTTGATTAATTCTGAAGCCATTTCTGCACTCATACGCCCTTGGTAATCTTTCATCCGAGCGCGGATAACAGCGGCTTCCTCTTCTGTTTGTGACAGTGTGCCGATCGCTGTATCCCGCATTTGATTCTGGATTGTCTCAAGCTCAACACGCTCTGCTTCTGTTATCTGTCCATTGTTTTCCTTCATGTGTTCACGAATCTCGTTCACACGCTGTTGAAGTTGCTCTGTTGAAGCAATTTCTTTGGTATGCGCTTCATCCATCTTTTGACGAATGCTTTCAGCTGTAGACTGTTCTAAAAATACATTTCCACTCAGGAACGCACTCAGGGTTTCAGTCCTTTGATTATAATTTTCGTTCTCTTTGGAAATAATTGTCTGAGCCATCTGGTCAAAATTCGAAAACAGAACATCTGCTGTTTCCTGGGTCAAGGTATCGCTGTTTAGCTTAATATTATAAAGTGTTCGCGTTACCCCATCGTCCAGCGCCATATATGCCCCGAGAGCTTCTTTGGTTGAATCGGATATTTTAATGGTATTGTCTTTAGCGATGGCCGCGCCCATACCAGAACTGGCCGCTATGCGTTCAGTACTTTTATTAAGGGTTTCAGAAAACAAATCAATCTCGGGTGTCACATCGGCATTCATCTGTTTGTATGCTTCTGCAACGCCTACACCAATCCCTGCTGCGGCAACGGCAAATGCGCCCACTCCAATGGCTGCTGTTCCAAGAGAAGAGCCTAAAACATTGGAGAGTGTCCCGGCTAACCCAGAACCACCACCGACCGCTGTTGCTGCCTCACCAGCAGCACCCGCAACCGTTGTTAGAGACTCTGCAGCCGGTGCTGCGGCTTTTGGTATCCCATCAATGGCGTATTCGACCCCTTCAATAACTTTTGAAGCATCCGGTAAGGCTTTGGCAATACTACCGCCAGCTGTCGCTAACTCCGTAGCTTCTTTGGCTGCCGGTTTAATCAGATCAGGTAATCCGCCGACTGTTTTTCCGAGATCCGCTGCCACTGTTGTGGCTTCAGGAACGGTCTTCGAGATCGCTTTTCCAGCACCCCCGAGGGTCTCGAGCCCTTTGCTCAGTCCTGAAATAAGGGGCTTTAACTTGGTAAACGTTTGGATACCATCGCCGAACAGCTTCAAGACCGGACCGGCTGCTGCTGCAAGGCCGCCCCATTTTAAAATATTCTCCTGCTGCTCATCGCTCAGACTTCCAAACCAGTCCGCCACATCAGAGATCATATCTGCAATTTTTTCCAGGGTGGGTGCTGCCGCATCGCCAAGTTCAATGAGTGAAACCATGATTTTATTCATGGCCTTCTCAAACTTAGCGCCCATGTTATCCTGGCTTTTTTCATAAGCCTCGGTTGCTGCGCCGTTGGCTTCCATCATCGCTTTGGTTTTTTCTGTCAGGTTTTCGGATTGAGCTCCGGCAAGTGCCAGAGCCAGTACCTGGCCTTCTATACTTCCGATGTAAGCCTGTAGCGGTTTCCCTGAATCTTCTGCTGCTTTTACAATGGTATTGAGCGCTCCCTGGAATCCCAGGGATTCCATCATTGCCTGGCCGTTGGCATAACCAAGGCCTTCCATCAGCTCTGTCATATCCTTAGTCGGAGACATAAGCGACTGCAGCACACCCTTTAACTGGGTCGTTACTTCTGAAGCGTTACCCGTTACCCCGGTAGCGGTAGCCATAACACCAAACAGTTCTTCTTGGCTGACCTTCAGGTTTTCACAAAGCGGCACAACTTGACCGATGGAGCCTGCAAGCTCTGGAAAGGTGGTCTGTCCCAACTTTGCGGTCAAAAACGCCAGATCTGCCACTTTTTGGTTGGCTTCGTAGCTTGTGTTGCCGTAGCCTTTTGTTACAGAAGATAATAGGCGGATGGTATCGGTCGTGCTGGCTCCAGAGGCTTTGGCCCCTTTGGCCGCAACCTCCAGAATTTTAGCGCTATCCGCTGTATCTCCATAGGCTGAAATAACCTCATAAAGCCCTCCGGATATGTCTTTGGCGGCAACGCCGGTATCTTTGGAGACATTCAACACACTTTCAGACAGCTCCGCTGTACGGTCTTTGACCTGTTCTGTTGTGCCATCTAACAGTGTGGAAACCATCCCCATGGATTTTTCAAAGTCCATGGCCATTTTTCCAGCCACTGTCGCAACCCCAGCAAGTGGGAGTGACACGTATTTCGTCAGATTGCTGCCGACACTGGATAAGCGTTCACCTGTTTTAGCCGTATTTTCGAGGGATTTGCTAATTTTTTCGGCCTCAGTAACACCCGTTACCCTGGCTTTTTCCATATCGGACTTAAAACCGGTAATATCTGCTTTGAGCTCTACCTTAAGAGGCGCAAGAGAGATACCGCCTGTCAATCCTGGCATTTAAATCACCTCGTTTTCTGCCGGACAGCCGTTAAATCCGCTTTTGTCTGACTGAGACGCCAAAGATTTTTAAGAAGTTCCCGGCCATCCTCTGTTTTATTAAGCACGTCAATCCAGGATTCTTTCCGGTAAATTAAATAAGCCCCGAATGGAAGATTCAGGACCTGCATAAAATTGAGACCGGTATAGTGTGCAATGCGCTTAATTTCAGTTGTGGAAAGAATATAATTTTTCTCCCAATCCTCTTGTTTGAAATACTTCTTTACGACTGCTTCGCCGATGTCTCCGTCTGGGATTGGGAGTTTGAGTTTGGGTCAAGCGCCACCTCAATTCTCGCTTTCATGACGGTATCAATAATTGTATTAATCGCCTTTGAAGGAAAGGCGTCCATTTCGTCATCCGTAAAAGCTCGGTTTTCCATATTGAAATTCAATAATACCTGCGCTATTTTCTGACGGTTTTTATAATACAGTTCCGTATTGTCTTCTTTGTTAGAATCTTCAATTTTACCGATCTCCGCCATAACATTGCAGGATGGCAGTTTCACATGAATAACCGCGTCTTCAATTTTCACTTCAACCGTCTTGGTTAAATATTCATTTAAATCAATCATTTCGATCTCCTTTTTTGGGGTATTATAAAAGCACCCTCGCAAAGAGAGTGCTTAAACTAATTATATTTATTCTGTTATTGGCAATACAATTTGTCCGAATTTTCTATTATTTGAACTTCTGAAAATAATTGTGAGATTATTACTATCCTGTGGGAGTGCGTATGCTATACTAGCGTTGCATTTTGCACCAATAGGGGCATCGTTGATCATCCGATTTCTATCAAAAACTGGATATGTATTTAATACTGTTCCAGAATCATCCATTACTTGAAATGCTTGCTGTGGAATATTCAAATCCTGATTGTTTTCTCCGACAAAATTCACATTTTCATACATATAATCCAAATACACCACTTTTTCAGCTACAATGTCTGTCGTACTGTTTCTATCATCAGTAACTCTTGCTTTTTCTATTGTTAAATAATAATCACCGTGGTCTGTATGGGTTAAAAAAGCTTCATTTTCTTTAATTTCAGGAATCTGGTCTTGTGTTGCGGTAGGAACACTTGGTGTACCAGAACTAAGGTTTTCTTGTTTTTGCTGTCCGCATCCAAATAATACCACCACCATTGTTCCTAAAATTAGTCCTATTAATATGATTCTTTTCATTTTTCTTTCCCCCTAAAAATTATAGATTTATCATACAACATTCAGAAGGAAATAACAAGCCTTAACTGCCACTCGGTGGCATTGGGATCGCCGATGCCTCTTCATCGGTCAATTCTTCCTCGAAAACAGCCAGGAAGTTCTTCAGGTATTCAATGGCCGTGATCTCTGCGTCCACGGTCAGTTCCTTGTCAGTGAACTCAATGGCAAAGCCGTTGCCGCCCTGGCCGATCATGGTGAACCGGATCTTCTTGCCGTTCTCTTTGACGTGCACAAAGCGGAGCAGCACGGTTTTCAAACTGCCGCCTCCGCCAAAGGTCAGGGTACGGACTTTTTTCTGCTTATCCTCCGCAAAGATGGCGGAGCTGAGCAGTGCTAGATTTGATAACTTCCAGCGCAGAATACCGGTTTTAGCCGTGATTTCTTCTTTGGTGATAAAACTCTTGACGGTTTTGCCGTACTGGTTCTTTACATCGTACTTTTCAGGTTTGTAGTCGATGGAGAACCCGCCGGAGCAGTGACCAACGTTGTGGTCGTCGGTCTCAATGACGGCGTCGGCAGGCAGCTCGCCATCGGTTAACGCTGGGCATTCGTACATGTAGACTTCACCAGCGCCTAATATAATTTCTTGATTATCCAGTGACATTTCGTTTCCTCCAATTAATTATAAAATAAAGTGCCGCCTCAAACATCTCGGTTCCAGAAGCGTCAAAGGCGGTGGGCTCACTGCCGCCGGACAGGACAGCTCTGAAACGGATGCTTTTGTACAGGCGGTACACGGTGTCCTGTGACATGTCGAGTGTCTCACAAAGGACGGTACATAAATGTTTACAGGCATCAAAGTCCTGGGCCAGCACCCGCAGGCTCAGCTGGGTCTGATTCACCGCGCCGTATGAAATGGGGGTTGAACCGTAAACCAGACTGGGCTTCTCAACATTGGTGCTGTAGACGGGGTAGATGCTTTGTTTTAAATCGGGGATCTGTTCGCCGATATAGGCGATGACATCATTTTCCATGTTTATTCTCCTGCGAGGATTTGGCTGATTTTTGACAGGTTCTCCTGTTTCGCGTCCTCGAGATAGGGGTTTGGCTTCTGGCCTTTGGTCGTGTGCCAGCCCTTGTACTTTCCGGAAGCGGCCTTAAATTTCCAGGGCGTTTTCCGGCCCCGTCCGTTTTTGGCATAGATCCCGGTGCCTTCGTGAACATAAGGCGCATACACCAGGCTGTTGCCAACCGACCCTGTGACCGCTTCGGTGCTGGTCTCCACCGTGTGGTGGATATCGGCCCGCAGTGTTCCCTGGTCAACAGGGCATTTCTGCTTGGCGGACCGTTCCACCACCAGGCAGGCTTTTTCCATGTTGGCGCCCAGCCGCCGGATGATTTCCAGGGTGGCGTTGTCAACGCTCGCTTCAAAGTCTGTGTACTCAGACATCGGTATCCACCGCCTTCAAAAGCAGATTTGTAAGCCGTGATTCAGTGTTGACGTCAATGACCTGATACCTGGTATCGCCGTCTAAAATCCGGTATAAGCCGCTTTTTATGGTTTTGCAGTGGGTTAATCCGGTATGGCTGGAATCGCCGTATTTGAGGCTTTCGGTCACCAGGAGTTCGTTGGTTTTCCAGATGGCCGCATCGATGGTTTCGATGGTTTTCCAGACCTTTTTTTCAGCTCCGGAAGCCGTTCGTGTCTTTTCTTTTTTCTGTAGCGTCACGGGGTGCATTGCTCGGTTAACGCTCACTTTGATCACCTCCGGAGCTTTCGGTATTTATAAATCCACATTTTCAGTTTTGTCGGCAGGTCGCTGGTATAGCTGGTGGACCCGCCGCTGCTCTGGGACTCGCTCTGAATGCCCTGAACACCGTCAAGGTTAAACTGGGTAAGCACCAGCTCTTTGACCACGCCGTACAGGGATTCTGGAATCACGTCATCCGGCTTGTAGTTGAGCAGATCCTTCAGCTCTGCGATGCAGTCGGCGATCATATCCCGGAGCAGGTCTTCCCTACCTTTGGTGCCGGGCCGCAGCAGGATACTGCTTAGAATCTTTTCTTCCATGAGGCCCTCCTTCGAGAGGGGCACAGGCTTAAAGCTTGTGCCGGAATTCAACAATGCGGATCTGCTTGGGTTCGTAGACGGGTTTCCAGTTTTTGGGATCGGCCAGCTCGGTTCTGGATGGGCCTTCTGCTTTTTCCTGGACGGCTTTTTGATAAGCGACGCCTCTCGGGTGCAGAATGTAGGTCTTGCGGTTGATCAGGTAGTCAATCCCGGAACCCTTGCGTTTTGCGCGGTCTACCTCGGTGGACACAGACCCGACAGGGCTTCCGTTTCCCAGGGCAATGGCGCCGTTTCCGAAGAGGAAGGTCGAATAAACCGTGTTGGCGCCGGTACCGCTGGTAGGGCATCCATCATCAATGATAATGCGTTTTCCCATATAGGTGTTAAAGGGCAGCGAATCCGCCGGGGTGATGGTATCAATCAGGTTCTGCTTGCGAAGTTCCGCTTCGGTTGCAGAGTGCATGGCTACTGCGCTCAGCTGTGCTTTTGCGTCGCCAAGCTTCTGCTGGGCGTCAATAAAGGCGCCGGCGCTCCATTTTGCCGCGGCGCCTGATCCGCCGGAGATATCCAGAAGGTTGGAGTCCAGACGTGTTTCCGCCGGGGTGGCTCCCTCGCCGGTGGTGGCAGGAATGGTGCCAAAGATGCCTTTTAAAAGGGCGATCAGCTCTTTCTGCATATCTCTGGACCAAAAGGCAGCCGCGAGCGATCCGATGGCGGCCATGGGGTCTGAACCCGCTAAGGCTGCGGAAAGGTCAGTGGCGCTCCACATCATGGCTCGTCTCAAAATAACGGCCATGTCCTTGTTTGAAGTGATCTTGTTATCCGCCAGATCGGCGCCTTCAATGACCTGCTCGGATTCTCCGGTCAGATCGTTGAAAAATGGCATCTGCACCAAAGGGGCTGCCTGAGAGGCCAAGCCGTCAAAGGTGCTGTCGTTTGTAATCACGCCGCTCTGGTACAGGGCGGACAATTCCATGGTTTGGTTTACCACATAGGGGGTGAATAGTTCAGGGACAATAACGTCCTGTAAAGTTGTTCCTGGCATTTTTTATACCTCTTTCTTCTAAATTTTTGTACCGGCAGCCTCTGCGAGTGCTCGGGCTTCTGCCGGGTTTTCTCTGAGCAGTTTCCCCTGCTCCGTCAGGTTAAAGGTTTCTTTGGCAAAGGGGTTCTTGCCCTTATAATCCCCGTTTTGAGGGCTGTATTCGGTCCGCTGATCGGGCTTGAAAACATGGGGCGTGGCTTCCCGGTATTGTTTGACCAGTTCCTCCATGCCCACGACTTTGCCGTCCGGATCAAAGGTGAACTTGTCAATACCGCCCTGTTTAAAGAGCAGGTAATCCGGATCGGTGCAGCCGGCTTTTGTCAGGGATTCTTTGACCGCGTAGGTCTTTTTCAGGGTTTCGTTTTCCTTTTTCAGGTTTTTGACATCGGCCTGATAGGTTTCAAGGTCTTTCTGCAGATCCTCGTTTCCTTTGTTCTTATCACCGATATCCTTGATGGTCTTGTTGGCGGTCTTCAGCTCTTCCACTTTGGCATTGTAGTCCTCCTTGGGTACCGCATGCCTGGGGAATTCTGCCTTAATGGCATCGATCAGGCTGTCGATCTTTAACGTACCATCTTCGTTGGTTTCAGCTGCTTCCAGCAGTTTTTTTAACCATTCCATTTTGTATCCTCCATAGATTTTATATTCCGACTCTCTCGGTGTGGGATTGGCCGTTATTCTCCGGCGGAGTCTGGCAGTTTTAGGCCGTACCGGGCATAAAAATAAGACGTTGACGCACGTCCCCAGCGAGATGCGGGATCGCCTCCGCTTATTTTGAGTACTAAAAAACCACCTCTCACTTTCTCGTGATTTGTGGTTTCAATTCATCACTGCTGCAATATCCTCTGGATGGACAAAATCCGTGTAGGTTCCATCCGGCCCCTCAATATCTGCAATATAGGACTTTCCGGGCTTTAAAATGTCCACGATAAAGGCCTGTTCGCCTGTTTTTAACTGTATCTCTCCAAAAAGTTTAACTTCTTGTTCCATGCTACCCCTTCTTTCTTTTATTGATGTAGACGCTTGTCAACCGGGTTTCACGTTTTTCTTTATCGATGATCCATCCTGTCATCAAGCGGGCTACCCTGCCATTTGCGCCCACAAGCATCATCTCAATTTCATAGCGGTCTCCGTAACCGTCTGTCCCTTTATACACCGCGGGAAAATGTGACAGATTTCGCTGTATATTTTCCATCAGTTCCCGGTGGTTCTTTTGGGTGTATCCAAGCGCCAATTCTAAGGCTTTCGCTTTATCTGGCTGTCTTGCCTGATCCAGCGCGTACTTCGTAAATTTTGCCTCGGGCATTACCGCATGCTCCAAATCTGGTAATGTATTAATTATACCACCTTTAGCGCTTTTTACAACCTCTTCCCTGAGATACTTCTCAATCATCTGCGGATCCGTCACCGGCAGATAGGTACACCGGCAATGCGCGTGAAGCGGGAGCACTGGCACTTTATCAATGGCGTAGATTTTCCCATGGAGGGCGCCGCAGCTCGGGCAGGTCCGCTCATCCATTGCGGCCCAGAACTGGACAAACTGCACGCCTCCGGCTTTGTAAGCTTCCAGTGAGGATTGGTTCAGGTAGTGCATGGTTTCGGTTCGGACAAGGCGGTGGGCGGAATTGAAGCTGCTTTGCATGAGCGCGGCGATTTTAGCCGCCACCTCGGTGGTGGTCTTGCCTTGCTGAAGGCCCTGGCGCAGCTCGCTGTTGAGTATCTGAGCCAGCTTCTCCGTATTGCCCCAGAGGCGATCTGAAAAATTTCCGCCAAACCAGGGCTTCTTGAGCAGTTCTTCCATGAGCTTTTTGTTTGGCAGGTCAAAGCCTTTCTTTCCCAGGCTTTTGAGGATATCGCTGTAATTCTCTTTGAAGGCGTTCTCCATGTTCCCTGACGCGAATGCTTCAATTGTGCCGCCCAGGGTTTTCAAAATGCTGTTCATTTTTGCCTGAAGATTCTTCAGATGATTGTATTTATAAAGATCGGACCGTTTGATTTGTCCATTCTTGCTGAGTTTCTCCCCAAGTTCATAGATAGCACTGTTGATCTCCCGGGTCGCGTCCTGATACATTTCAAGGAGGGCCCGGTTCTTTTCCTCCAGGGTGTTGTAGAGCCGCCAGGTGGCTTTATCGGCGATGCGCTTTTCCCAGTATTCACTGTTCTTTCGGGCCATGGTCTTCACCGTTCAATGGATCATCGCCGTTTACCTCAGCGGCTTTTGGGATGCTGTCAAACTCGGGCATCTGCTCAGAACGCTGAATCTTCAGGCGTTCTAATTCTTTGGTGGGGTTATCCACCCATGGGTGGTTCTTTACAATGGTTTCATCGCTGATAACATCCTTGCTCTGGGCGGCAATGTCGGCCAGCTCGGTGTCATTGCTGACGCTGGTGCGTGTCCAGGTCTGGGTGATGGTATCTGCCTGGATGCCCAGAAACTGGCAGATGGCACGGACAAACTTTGCAAAGGATAAGCGAAACTCGGTTTCCACCATGCCAGCTTTCAGTTCCAAAAGGGAGTACAGATAGCTGAGGGCAACGCCGGAGCTGTTCCCAAAGTTCTGCGGATCGGGGTCAATGCCCTGGCCTTGCTCGAAAATGGATTTCCGGGTCATCTGTAAAAGCTTTTCCCGGGCTTCCACGGGAATCTCGATGGCAAGGGTGGATACGCCTGAGCGATCATCAGCGCCTTCGCTTTCTAACTGGATAATCTTTTTCTGCTTGATCTCATTCCAGAGTTCTCCCAGGCTTTCGGCTTCCCCGCCATAATTTGTTACGGTTAAGATAATTTCCTGGATATCCTCGAGGTCATTGACAAAGCCGCTGTAAACTTTGTCGTAGGAGTCGATCAGCTCTTTGATATCCGTAAGGTCACTTTCTGTTTCGTCATTGTTGAGAAACGGGATAAAAGGAACGGAACCGAAATCGTGCTTAAAGGTATCACTGTAATCTGAGAGGCTGCCGCCTGCCCATACTGGAAACCGGTAGTAACTTTGAAGTCCTTCTTCAATGGACAGGTCGGCTTTCTGCCTGAAGGCCTGGCACTCCTGGTCTGTCCAATACTCATAAAGGATGTATTCATCTCCGGTTTTCTCGTCTACCTCACTGTAAATCCGCAGCACTGCGGAGAGTTCCCGGTTCAGATCAGATGTCCAGACAGGAATAACCTGTCTGGAATCCAGGACGCCGTATTGAAAGCTGCCTTTTTGATCAATCCAGTAATGCAGCCAGGCAATACCGGCGTGGGAGGCTTTGACGCAGAGACTCTTGCAGTTTTTGGCGTAGGAATCACCCAGCACGTCCAGAACTTTCTTGCTGCCCTCATCGTCGCCGGTATCAAAGAGCGGCGGCTGTGAAAACATATAGGCGGCCTTCTGGTTAACCAGAAGCTTATAAAAGTTGCTGGGAACCCGGTTATCCGCGTTCCGTATGGTGGTTTCTTTATCGGGTTCTTTTTTAGCTTCTGACAGGATATCGTTTTGTTTTTTGTAATAGCGCTCTGCCTTGTTGGCTCTGTTCACAAAGCTATCGTGTCCCCGTATCCGCTGTTCAATAATCTTCTTTGCGATCTCTAATTCCATATGCTCACCTCTCATTCTTCGGATAACCGCAGCCCTCGCTTACGGATAATTGTGTAACAGAAATACCGCACCGCATCCATGGCGTGGTCGTATTCCTTGACGGGTTTGTCCTCTCCGCGGTCAACGGCTTTTTCGTCCCATGTGTAGGAGCTGAATTCTTTGATGGT